TTGTGGCTTCATAACGGGACTAAAATAAATATTTCCGGAAAACACCTTACTTTAGCATATACAAGAGATTGAACTATTTATACGTATGGACATTACAAAATCAAAAATCATATTTTTAATTAATGAAGAATTAACTAACGCTGATAAATCCGATATCAAAAAAATGATAGACGACGCCATAGAAAAAGAAGTGAAGAGAGATCTCAAAAAACATCTTGAAGATGAATTAGTTAAGGCTCTTAAATCTAAAGATGTTAAAGATGATATTGGGGAAATTGCAAAAAAAGTGATTAAAAAGCTTTATAAAGATTTGTCTTTCCATCATCCGTATATTATTGACCGTATTAAAATATGAATGGCATTGCAAAAATTGGTGATTGGATTAAAGATCAGTTTCGCAATGATCGATCTTTGGGTCTTGTAATATCTACAGATATTGAAACTGACATGATGCTTGTTAGATTTCCTAAAATTTCAAAAGATGTTTGGCTTGTGCGTGAAAATCGTGGCCAATATAAAATTATAATTTAAACAGTTAATACAAATTATGTCAACTACTTATCGCAATACGGAGTTAAATAAATGAAAATAATGTTATTATCAACAACATTACTGTGGGCTAGTGGGCTAGTGGTTTATGCTAATGAAAAGATAGAACAAGACACTCAAACAGCTATCGAACAAAACCCGTCAGAGCAAAAAAATACTAAAAAGTTTATTATATTACCATACAATAATTGTGTTACAAAAAATAAAAATATTAATGAAGCTTTTAATCAATGTATGAAAGAGAACAATAGCTGGATTAAAGCTCTGTAAATTTAACACACTATATAAAGTGTGGGCGGTGAGAAAAAATCAATAATATTGGGTTGTGGTGATATTATTGTAGATAAGCAAAGTAAGGAATCAGGCATTCTGATAAGAAAGTTTGATTTAATAGAGAATATAGATTCAAACCTCTCGGGCGTATTTGCTTGGGAAATATTATGGTCAGGCGGTGGAACCCCAAGCACATACAAAAGATTGCAGCCTTATACAGAAGAAGGCTTAAAGAATGTTATTTTAGAGGGTGTTTTTGAGTTATACAAAAATACTTAATATATGACAGACAGTCAAGACATAAAGAAAAAAATTAATAATATTAAGCTCAATATTGGTGATATTATAGTTGATCATTTTGGTGGCTATATTGGAATACTCATAAATCGAACACACCATGTTGATATTGTTGAAGATGATGTGTATATATGGGAAGTAAGATGGCTTAATAATGGAAAAGAAAATAAAGATAGAAATATTATACTAAATTGTATACTCGAAGAGAAAGGTTTAAAATTTAGTATACTTGCCGGTTCTTATGACTGGCACTCAATTAACGAAACGGAATAATACATTATAATGGAAGCATCTAGACAACAAAAAATATTAGATTCAATGCATTGGGATATCGGCGTAGGCAGTATAGTAAAGGTAAAAAATTTTGATTTGTATGGGCAACAAAAGTATGAACAGGGTATAGTGATTAGCGATAAGCAAGTCTGTCAAATTGAATTATTTCCGTTTGTAAACGTGTATGTGTTGAGTTCTGCGAAAACTATTCGGTGCCACCCAGGAATTATAGAGATTATTTCAAATTCAAACCATAGTTAATATATAATGTGGTTTTATTATTGGAAGTTAATTGTTAACATCGCAATAGGAATTAATTTGGGCTTATTTTGTTTTGGTCTTTATAGTGGTAACTATGAAATTATACCTTTGTCAATAGTTAACGGCTTATTGTTATCAACTATTTTTTTACTACCAAAAAAAGATGATTGATAGTAGCCACTACTTACGTATGGAGGGCGCCTAATGAAATTTATATTAGCAGTTGTGTCGATGTTTTTACTTGGTTCAGCATCCACAGAAAATGCACAACAATTTGAAACCAAGCCAGTAGAAGTCAGTTCATCGATGACTTCGGTGGAAAAAAGAGTTAGAGAGTCAGCGGTTAGAGTTGTGTCATATAACGGGCATGGTTCAGGTGGTTTGATTAGATACAAAGATTTGCAGCTTGTACTGACTGCAAATCATGTAACAGAAGGGGGTATTGGTTCAACCTATTTAATAAAAACACAATATGAAGATAAGCTTGGTGTTTTGATTTATAAAGATCCTTTGCACGATATAGCAGTTATATACATGCCAAGTAAATTTGAACATTCTAAAGGTGCAAAATGGAACCCTTCCAAAGAATTAACCGAAGTTGGTACAAGAATAACTTATTCTGGTTATCCTTCGTGGCACAACTTAATGACCTTTAGGGGCCACGTAGCCGGCTATGAAACAGATCCGGCCGCCGGAATACAATTACTGTTAAATACATATGGATGGTTCGGGTGTAGTGGTTCTTTAATATATGATTCTGAAGGGGAAATGATAGGAATATTATGGGGAGTCGATATACAAAGAGGAACTGTTCAAGAAAATATGATTTGGGTTGCACCTATTCAAAATTTAGATATTAAATTAGCACTAAAAACACTTTGTAGTAGTCTCGGAGATCCCCCAAGAGCATGCCGGTAAATAAAAAATGGTCTGATTTTCTCAATGAAGGCGAGACAAGCACCGTGGGCATTGTTGTGTGTTTAAACAACAAGCAACAGTTTTTAATTATTAGACGATCAAAAATTGATAAGCGCGCCGGTACATGGACGGTGCCCGGCGGACACATTGACGATAATGACCGCTCAATTGAATCTGGTGCGGTGCGAGAACTTGATGAAGAAGCTAATCTTTTATGTAACACGGAAGACTTGATATTTCTTGGAGAACCAAAGCCTAAAAAGTTTTATTTCTTAACAACAAAATGGACAGGCTCCGTGGATATTAGCAAAAAAAATCCCAAAACCAACAAACAAGAACATGATGCTTATAAATGGCTTACTATTGAAGAAATAAAAGACATTGCCAATAGTGAAATTCCGATCTATTTATTGGAGAAAGCTCTAAAAATAGTAGGATTTGATACAAATGAAAAGATTAAGTCGCCAAAGGCTTGAAATTGCCAGAAATATTACCAACGCTATTATTGACTTAATGGCGAGCGGTGATATTACGAAAGAAGAAGCCAAGGAGCAGTTTAGAAAACTGCCAGCACTCAAAGGTTTTCCAGTTCCAGCCTCATTAAAAGAAGAAAGTGATGATTTATATGGCGAAATCGATGAGTTAGTTCAAGAAGAACTTGAAGCTGTGCTCGACGAAAAACGTAAAAAGAAAAAAAAGAAGAAGAAAAAGAAGAAAAAAGCTAAGAGAGATGCTTGCTACCATAAAGTAAAATCACGTTATGATGTATGGCCTTCTGCATATGCTTCTGGTGCTCTTGTGAAGTGTCGAAAAGTTGGAGCAGCTAACTGGGGCAATTCTAAAAAAGAACAGCTTCAAACCATGGTTGAAAACGAACTAAGCAAGGTTTTGCAAGAAAGACAAGCAGAGCCCATCAATTCTATCGACGATCTCATCTATTATACTCTTTTTGAAGTTTTAGACGAAAAAAAAAACTTAGATGAAGATTTACGCAAGTGGTTTGGGCGAAAAGGCGCACCAGGCAAGAAAAAAGGCTGGGTTGATTGCAATACATGTCGTAAAGATAAGAAGACCGGTCGTAAAAAGTGTTCTGCTTGTGGGAGATCAAGTGGAGAAAAACGTTCAAAATATCCATCATGTCGCCCTACCCCCTCGGCATGCGGTAAGAGAGGCAAGTGGGGCAAAAAATCCAAGAGAGGTAAGAAAGGATGACAACAAAACTTGACAGCAAATTACTTAAACAGCTTATTTTAGAAGAAGTTTCTCAATTAAAAGAAAATCCAAGCACGGATCCCCGTGCACAACTAGCTCAAAAAATGGCTCAGGCAGGCGCTAGTGATATTCCTGGTTTTGAGACTGGAATGAGGGGCGAATTAGTTCAGCTCTTTATGGATCTTTTAGGCCCAAAAGCGGATAAAAAAGAGGTTGATGAAGTTGCCTCAACAATTGCCAACTTGCTTCCCCTTTTGAAAGACAAGGGTGGAATAAAAGAGGGCGTTGAAAACCTTACACCGGAAAATCTTAAGCTTGTTTATGATGTATTAGTAAAAATGTCGCCTATGCTTGCTGGTTTGGCCATTGGTACACCACTAATGGCTGCATTGTTGAAGAAAATTGAAGGGGGAGGCATGGATGAAGTACTCGATAACGATATGTTTGAAGAAGAGGCTGAAAAATACCTCGAAGAATCATTATACTATGGACTTATCGAGGGTGATGAAGAATCTTTAGACGAAAAAAAGAAAAAAAAAGGTTGCAAACCAGCAAAAGGTAAAAAATATGCGCGCAGAGTTAAGGGCAAATGTGTTTCTTACGGAGCTAAAGGTTACAAGATAGCACCAGGTACCTCAAAAGGCAACTCTTACTGTGCTAGGTCATATGGAGATATGAAATCTCATGGTAAAGATTGTTCAGGTAAAGATAGAAGCACTCCCCTGTGTCTTTCTCGTAAAAAATGGAAGTGTTCAGGAAAATATTCTCGTAAAGGCAAGTAAGATGAAAAAAGTAATTGAAAAATGGCACAATTTTTTATCTGAAGAATTAAAAATATCCATTAAAAATGTGGAGGCTGGACAAAATTCTTTAGTTTGTCCACCGGCAACACAAGATTTAGCATTAAACACCAAAAATCGCGATGCAACAATTAAAAAATACAATTATGGTCCTTTAAATGTTGATGAACCAGGCGATTACTGGCAGAAAATTGCAGAATACTGGGATACCACCGAAAAAGCAGCACGAAAATCTCTTTGTGGCAATTGTGTAGCTTTTGATATATCGCCAAGAATGAAAGACTGCATGCCTGGAGACACATTTGATGAAGATGGTGAGCTTGGCTATTGTTGGATGCATAATTTTAAATGTCATTCTGCAAGATCTTGTCATACTTGGGCCAAAGGCGGTCCAATAGCTAAAGATTCAGAATCAACTGAGTGGCAGGAGCGCTCAAATATAGGAAAAGAGGTATAAAATGCTTAGACTAAGACTTAATTTATGTTGTCCAAACTGTGGCATGCCATTAGTTGATGAAATGTCGTGTGATTACTGCGATTGGAGCAAAAATAATGACGACAGATGAAGAAATTTTACTTAAAACTACTAAGCTTTTAGCAAATTTACAAGAAAAGTGTTGGCCTGGATACGAAAAGAAGGGCATGAAGAAAATGTTCGGAAAAATGTATCCGAATTGTGTTAAAAAGTCCAAGAAAAAGAAGCGAAAGAAGCGCAAAAACGAAGAAGTTGAGCTTTATGAAGAAAAAGTGCTTCGTGAAATCACCGAAGACGAGATGCGTGTGCTTGAAGACGTGTTGGATGACCTTGATCCAGTAAATTTACCGCTAAATAACCTTTTTAATGGCAATATGCGCACCATTATACCGTTTCCAACGATGGATACTGAGTCAGAGCTTGGACAGTTTGCAAAATTCTTCCGTGATCAAGACTATGAGGTCGAATGGGACAAGGGTATGGTCTATGCAGAGCGAGAAATTAAAAAAGATGTTATTGATTTTATTGTTGGGCGGGGAGCGGAGGCCGAAGAGAAAAAAATCAAGAAAATTCAGATGAAAATTGGCAAATTGTTCCCAAAAATCGCCCAAACAGCTTTTAAATTAGACCAATTGTTTCAAATTATCAAAAAAGCAGGTGAAGGCAAAGCTTGGTGGAATAATGCTAGATCCCCCGGTAATGTAACCGGAAATGTAGCCTCAAAAGTACTGTCAGACGAACAACAGAAGTCTTGGAGAAGATTACTGGACCAAATGTACCTTTATATCCCTGCTCCTGGTATTTTTCCTCCAAAATGGGATGAAACTGTAAATTATTTAACAAAAATGAGCGCATATTGGCAGAAAAACGCTGGATATATCAAAAATGAGATAAATAATCTTGATAATGACAAATATTCTATCATTATTACTCGTCATCCCATCGATGTGTTAAGAATGAGCGATTTCGACAACATTACATCGTGTCATTCGCCTGCAAGTCGCACAAATGCCTATCAATCTTACTATAAATGTGCTGTAGCCGAGGCTCAAGGTCACGGAGCGGTAGCATACGTGGTTGAGACAGAAGACCTTCTGAGCGCCACCAACACGGGTAATATTGATAGTGCAGAGCAAGAAATCCAAGAAGGCGAAATATTTTATGATGATCAGCGACAGTTTGTTGGCGATATTGAGCCTATATCTCGTACCCGAATTCGCCACGTGAGATACTACGACACAGATGCTCCAAAACGTTATGATGACGGACAAGATGTTGGCATGCCCGAAAATCGCGTTTATGGCGCAGGCATTCCAGGTATCGTAGACACAGTTACTGATTGGGCTAGACAAAATCAAAAAGAAGTAATTGAAAACATGCCTAAAAATGATAATAATATTATTGATCTCAATAGGTTTATGATTTTTGGTGGCTCTTACGAAGATACTGCAAATGCTGCTGGTCGTGAAAAGTTGATGAGACAATTATTAGGCCCAGAAGCTCTCGTTAGTGGCAATATGAAGCAAAACACAGACACTGAAGACACTTTAGACGCTGATTTGATTGGTGATATTGTTCAGCAATACGAAAATTATTGCAGCGGAAGAACAGATTATTGGAATAACCACATGGCAGCATGCGAGGTTGAGTATGGAGTTAATGATGATGGTGATGGTGGTGTTTATATCGCCGTAGGAGCAAAAATTCAAATTGAATGGGACGCAAGTGATTGGAATAGTTTACCAAATGCTGCTAATCGTGCTGTAATGTATTCTCCAGATGTAATTAACGACATATATGGTGACTTGTTAAAGTCTGATGGTGCTTATCTACAAAGAAGACGGAACCGCCGCGGGGAAGATTTAATTGTATGGCATTGCGATATAGAACCAGAACATCCAGACTTGGGTGGCTCAACATATCTTGCGTTAGATGAAGAATATGAAGAGTTTTGTGCTGCAGTTGACGTTATTGTAGATGACAAGCGTGATGCATTCAAAGAAATACTTACAAATTATTTTGCACGCGAAGGGTTTATGCAAGGTGGTGAATACATAAACTTTGCTGTAGATGTTGAAAACGGTGAAATTTCCTCATATGAATGGGACGTAGAAACTGACGGAGATTATGAAGATAGTTATGAAACATACGCATCATATTCATTCGACTATGAACTTGAAAATTTTAAATCATTTAATGAAGATGTTTTAAAAGACATTTTAAATTCTCGCGATTATAAAATTCAGTTACGACGCAATTTACTACAACAACCTCAACAAGTCGTGAACACAGATTACTTTTTATCAATGAAAGCTTTTGCAAATAAATATGTTGAAGGAGAACTCAGAGTTACCGTTACCTTCTCAGTAAACCGTGATGAGCCCGATGAGATGGTTACTCTTTTTAGAGAGCTTATAGACGGTGATATGGACGACGAAGAGAACCTTACGGTGGTATTCAATAAGACTTTAGCACAAATAGCAACCACAATCAACTCAGGTCAATGGCCAGAACAAGATAGTCCAGCTACCCAAGGCTTAAACGAACACTTAGTTAAGACCTGGAAGCGCTTTCTTTCTAATTGAAACTAAATACTAATATAACGATCAAGGAGGGCGCCTTGTGGGATATTGTGTTGGTGTTGCTTTATTATTTGTAACAAATATATTTGCTACAAATCCTACGTGGAATATAAAACCAGATATTGTTGTTTGTAGTGATTCAAGAGTTACTAATTTAAGAATCGATAAGGCAACACAGTTTTGGAAAATGTTAAATCATGATTTTGGAAACGTAACTAGAATGTCTAGAGATTACCTTCCTTGCGTTACGGGCGAACCGCCATATGGAACAATTATGATTGATATACCAAGTCAAGATTTTAATTTTGGTAGCCATCTTGGTACGACAAAGACATGGTGGCGTACTGACACAGGTGAGGTTTTTAAAGCAAAAATAGAAATAAAAGTTGGATGGGAAAATAAACCAAGAGTATTGGAACATGAAATTGGCCATGCCCTGGGATACAAAGATAACAATATTACTGGACATCTAATGAATCATGCTTGGAATAGAGGTGGTTATAATAAAAAAGGCCTGAAAAAAAATGAAATATGAGTACAAAGCTAAACTAATTCGTGTCATTGACGGAGATACAATTGATGCTATGATTGATTTGGGATTTGATATATGGATTAAAAAAAGAATTAGATTGCATGGAATCAATACACCACCAATTCGAACAAAAGACTTAAAACTTAAAGAGGCGGGAAAAATAGCTAAAAAAAGATTGGAAGAGTTATTAGACAGTGTGGAAGGTAAATTTATTTTATTATCTCACGGCATTGGTAAGTATGGAAGATGTATTGGCGTACTACTTATTGGAGAATACGGTCAAATTCATATTAATAATTTGTTATTACAAGAGGGATTGGCTGAAATATATGAATAGAGAGGAATTTTTAACAAATGGCTTACAATACTAAAAAAGGCAGTCAACACACAGGAGACATTCAATTTGAAGGAGATCCTGATGATACTCAAATTGATTTTGAAAATGATTCTATTAAATTAAAAACTGGTGGTCTCGATAGATTAGAAGTAAATAATAATCATGTTTCCGCTTCCGTTAATTTATCGGCATCTGCATTTTATGGTGATGGTAGCACTCTCTCAGGAGTAGCACCTGCATCTGCTATGTCAAGTTTTATTGTATCTGGTAATAGTGGGCCGGTACAAACAATATCTGATGGAAATACTCTTAATATTTCTGGCGGGACTGGTATTAACGCTATTACGTCAGAAGCTGATAAGATAACTGTTAGTATAGCCAACACTGCAGTATCTGCCGGCAGTTATACATACTCGTCCATAACAGTCGACTCCCAAGGTCGCTTAACTGCCGCATCTAACGGAGGTGCTCCCGCTCTTACGACCATCAGTAACACTGGCAACAACAGAATATTAACCATGGATACAACTGCTTTATATAAAGCCAACGCAGAAGCCAATCTTACGTATGATGGTAGTACTTTATCCGTAACTGGTGATATTTCTGGTTCTAATGGTGGTGTACATATTACTGGTTCAGATCCTCATATTGCAATTGGGGCTCGAAGAGGCAGCGCGTCGAATCCTATTATGTTAAACGTTGCACCAGCCGATGGCGATGGCAATAATAAAATTTTATGTTTATTTTCGCGTACTGAAGGTTCTGGTCAACGCACTGTTTTGGCTGCAACGGGCTCTGGTCAAGTTGCAGTTGGTGGCTCTCATTTAGGTGGTGTTTTTAATGTAAGTGGCTCGGAAGCAGAAACCTTAGTAAGCATCAAAAGTGATACATTAGACCCAGTGTTTTCTATTGAAGGCGATGGCGATATGCATCTTTCTGGAAACATTACCATTAAGGGCAATCCAAACACAGATGCTGCACCAATGATTCATTTTAGCTCTAGTATCAATGACGAGGTTAAAGCTCACATTGGAATAAACAATGCCGGTAATATATTAATTCAAAATAATACAAACAACAAACACATTGTATTCAAAGCAAAAGACAGTAGTGTGGTCAAGGAAGGTCTTAGACTAGATGGGGCTGTTCCAGAAGTTGTTGTTAACCAAACGCCTTCTTCTTTAGTTAATTTTCGAGTAGAGAGTGAAAACAATACTCACATGTTATATGTTACTGGTTCAGATCAAGTCGGTATTGGTGTTTCAGATCCAGCACCAGAAATTACTTTAGACATCTCTGGTAGCGCAATACGACTTAGAAATTCAAGCACTCCAGCCAATGCTAGTTCACCTGGCTCTCAAGGAGAAATTAGGTGGGATGCAAATTATATTTACATATGTATCTCAACTGACACCTGGAAAAGAGTTGCAATTAGCACTTGGTAAAATTATGAAAAATATATTAATTACATCTTTATTATTTTTAAACTCTTGTGACCCAGCCAATCTTGAAACAAGCAGTTTGGATTCTGCCTCAATTGTTGATGATCGAAGCTGGGTTACGTGGGAAGAATGCGGACAAAATATAAATGAAAATCCGTGCAACTTTAAACTGTTAAACCACAAAGGTGAAGAAGTGGAGTTATATGACTACCACGGTAAAGTTATTGTTGTAGATTTTTCAGCCATGTGGTGTGGAGTTTGTGTAAATATAGCAGCAGAAGGCGATTCTCTAGTTAGTAAATATGGCGAAGAGAATGTGGTTTGGCTTACTGTATTAATTGATAACGAATACGGTCAACCTCCGACGCAAGAAGATTTGCAAAGATGGGTTGATATGGCTAATATTGGCACCCCTGTATTGGGTGCTGACCGTAATATTATAGATCATTCTGCTAGCGAAGGATGGCCAATTACTTCTTGGCCGACTCTAGTAGTGATTGATAAAGAAATGGTGTTAAAGCACGGCATTAACGGCTGGAATGCAGCTGCAATCGACACCTGGGTAAACGGTTTATTGCAATGATTGAGTTGTTCATAATAGGGTTTGCTTGTATTAGTATTGCAGCTTTTGTTGGTACCAAAGATAATAACAATTACGTCACTATAACAGAGACAAAGGAAAGCTCAGATGAAACTCATAATAGAGAACTGGAATAATTTTTTAAAAGATGAAAAGGTCGATGAGGGTGCAACTGCTGCAGCAAAAATTGCTGCAATGCTAGCCGGAATGGGCTTGAATACCACAGCACCAGAAGATATGGATACAGGCATGTACGATTCTGACACATCAACTCATCAGGTTGAATATGAACCAGAGCAAGAACCATCAAAACCGGGAATAAAAATTAACACACTCATCGATAACAAAGATGGAACATATTCAATAGTTACTCCTGTGAATTCAGATATTTTGAAAATTTCAAATTCTAGCATGTTGCAATCTTCTCTTGAATTAACAGGAAGGAAAGCACTGGCACAAGCATTAACAGGAAAAACTACAACTAGTCAAAATAAAAATAGTAAATTTAAAAGACAAGTTGTTGACGGCTCTTTTAGTATTAAAATATCTTATTTAGATTCTAACTTTAAGCCGGTGAGTATTGTGAATTCCAAAAACATTAAATATATTGTTGCTACAGGAAAGGTAGTGTGAAACTCCTACTTGAAAATTGGAGACGGTTTTTAATTGAGCGAGAAATTACGAATAACTAACATTTGCCATGGCCTTTAGAGAAGACAAATTTGAAGACAACGTTCCAGGAAAGTTTTACGTAGACTCAACCTGTATTTTTTGTAACGTTTGTATACAAGCGGCACCAAATAATTTTGCTGTGAGTAAACACGGCGCACATGACTATGTATATAAGCAGCCCGAGACTGATGAGGAATTAGACGAATGTTACGATGCATTAGAGCAATGTCCAGTAGAAGCTATAGGAGATGATGGAGAATGAAACTCCTGCTTGAAAATTGGCGACAGTATTTGCATGAAGCAGCTTACGGAATGAATGATCTTCCTTCTGATACTGGGGTTCGTATTGAGCTAATAGGAAGTGACCGCGCGGAAATTAGTTATGTGTCAGATAATCCAGACTCTCCAATTAAAGGTGAAATTATTATAGCACGCCCGTCAGAACCTTGTGGTGATGCGTGGGTAATGCAGTGGTCTAAAACTGTCGATGGTTGGGGCCCGTTTTTATACGATATTGCTATCGAGTGGGCTACTTGGAAAGGCGGAGGCATAGTCCCAGACCGTGGTTCAGTCTCTAAAGATGCTCGAAAAATCTGGAAATATTATCTTAATAACCGATCGGATGTTCTGGCTCACCAACTTGACGATTTAAACAATACTTTGACGCCAGAGGATGAGGATAATTGTGATCAAAACATAGCAACTAAATCAACGGCGCCAGTGATTGGTCGGTTTTTAAGTCGCAATTTCGCATCTAAATCTACCCCTATGAGTAAAAGG